TGTGGTCCTTCACGTGCTCCACGTCATCGTCGTTGCGCGGGCTGTCCCAGTAGTTTGAGGCCCAACACACGAACGCGTCGAGCTGGCCGTCGTACAAGTGGCCCGGGGGGAACGCCTTGATCTCCGTACCAAAGTGCGTCAGAGCCTTGCCCTCGGACGCAAACGCAATTCCCGTGAGGCCCGGGCGCGTATAGAACAACGGCCGAACGCCGATACGGTCGCGTGCGGCCCACACGTGCGTGCCGTCCGTGAACACCAAGGCAAAGTCGCCGCTCATGAGCTCCAGGGCCCGAATGAATCCGTGCTCATAAATCAAGGGCAAGATGACCTCGCAATCCGAGGCGCCCTCGACGCCGCCGAGCTCCATGTAGTTGTAAATTTCGGCATTCGCGATGAGGTGGCGACCCTTGTACTCGATGGGGTCTTTTGGGCCCGGGCCGCCGTTGATGGCCAAGCGATAGAACTCGAGGTACGTGTCCTTCACGTGTCGGCAGGTGATTCCGTCCGGCCCGCGGTGTTTGAGGATATCAACCTTGGGGAGCTTGTGCTTCGACCCGTGTAGGGCAAAGATGCCGCACATTGCTCAAGGCACGCTCGGAGCCCTTAACTGTCGCGCATGCGGTACACGAGGTTGTCCCACGGGAGCGCGATATAGTTGTCCCAGTCGATGTGCGTGAACACATGGTAGCCCAGCTTTTTCAGGGCATAGAACGGCGACGGAACATGCTCAAGCCCCACGAGCTTGGGGTCGATTGTCTGTGAATTATGTTCGAAAAATACGATGGGCCGGTACTTTTTGATCGTTTCGGTGGCCCCCTCGATGACGAGGCCTTCTGCACCCTCCACATCAATCTTCAAAAAATCAAGGCCGGGTATGTCAAGGCTGTCGAGCGTCTTGATCTCGAGCGTTTCTCCACCCTCACCGAGGCGGACCCCGCCGCGATTGAAGCCCTGGCGCCGCTCGTCAAACACCTCGTCAAGCTTGCACAGGTTCAGGGTCTTATTTGCGTGACCGAGGCCGTGCTGAAACGCGTACACGCGCTCGCTCAGAGCGTTCACCTTGATGTTGTGGCTCAGGACGTCAAACACGCTCTTTTGAGGCTCGAACGCCCAGACTTCGGCATCCTTGTTCATATTGGCGTAGCTGATCGCGTGGCAGCCGATATTTGCACCCGCGTCAACTATGTACCGGGACTTGGCGATGTACTGCTTGAGAACCCCGTTGATGATGTGATTCTCGTAAACCTGGCCTTGGCTCATATGTGCCTTGATATAAATGTCCTCGTCATGGAGCTTGAAGATGCCATTAGGAGTGTGAACAGTCCCCATTCTGCTTAAGAAACTCGACATAAGCTTTAACTCTCGCTAAGCTAGCAGGGTCGGTCGATGAGAATTTCGTGTAAAGATTCTGAAGGTGGTCACGGCCTTCACCACGGACGCCCGCAAAGTGGACACAAAAATCACCGGGCAACCAGTGTACCTTTGGGTCCATGCGATAGTCGTACGCGTTCATGATGTTGATAAACTCATGAGGGACCACTTGGACGCCCGCGTTGTACTTCGGTGTCTGAATCAGATTGTCCATGGCGGTCTGTTCATGGAACAACGCCCGATCGTAGCCTTGAAAGGCCCACACGTCCGCGAGAAAGTCGTGTGCCAAGGGACAATTCTTGATGAAAAATACACCCGAGTTCAATCCCTGGAAATCTTTCCCGACAAAGAGAAACTTACCGGGCTGCACGAGCTCTACGAGATCATCAATTTTGCGTTCCTGGTTCGTGATGAGCACGTCACCGTCGAGCCACACGAGCCAGTCCCAGTCGGCCAAGTGTTTCTGAAGCAAAGGAACCTTGGCCCATTGGAGCTCGCGGCGCACCGCGTCGAACGGCAAGTCTTCGGTGATGCGCGTGTAACCGTGCGTCTTGGCGTGGCGAACCTGGCTCAGTGTGCACAAAACGACCGACCGTTTGTACTCTTCGCCCGTCGCGAGCGAGCACACTGCGAAGCGCATCTCATAGGGTCGAGGTCAAGTACTTTAACTTAAGGATATGCGCTACAAAACCCCTAATGCTGATCGACACGTTCATGTTCTACAACGAGTTTGACGTGCTCGAGCTCCGGCTTGAGGTGCTTGACGAGTATGTGGACAAGTTCGTACTTGTCGAGTCCGAGGTGAACCACGCAGGTGGCCCAAAGGAGCTGTTCTTTGCGGCCAATAAAGACCGGTACGCCAAGTGGCTCCACAAGATTGAGCACGTGGTCGTGACGGCCGACGAGTCGCCCAAGGGCACCGACCCGTGGCTCCGTGAGAAGTACCAACGCGCAGCGATCGTGCGCGGCCTTGATGACGTACCCTCCGAGGCGATCATCATGTTGTCTGACGTTGACGAGATTCCGGACATGACGCGCGTGCCGTTCGAGAACCTGGGCCATATCATTACGTCGGTCCATATGTGGATGTTTGAGTACTCGCTCGACTACGTCTACACGGGTGAGCCGTGGTTCGGCACGGTCATCACGAACGTGGATATGTTCAAGCACGTTGGCCCGAACCACCTGCGGGACAACCGCTGGAAGTTCCCGGTGGTGACGTATGCAGGGTGGCACTTGAGCAGCTTTGGCACGCCAGCGCACGTCTGGAACAAGATGACGACGTATGCCCATGCGCGCGACGCACAGCTCGCCGGCGAGTCACTCGCCAAGTTTACGGACTACATGTCGCAGGGCCTCCACACGGACGGTGCGACTAGACTGCTTCCTCGCCCGTCAAACGCTCCATTGCCCGGATCTGTCGATACTCTTCGTCGGCTAGGTCTTCTGGCAGGCCCATGAATCTCTCCTTGAGTCTGAGAAGTTTGCGCATTTCGTCGAGCGCCAAAAATCTGAAGAACCGGAATTTTGCCTTGAAATTCTTGAAGGGCCCACCGACCCGATTATCAGAGAGACCCTGGGCGACGGGCCACGTCACCTCGCGGAGTTCGTGAAGTTCAGCCTCGAGGTTATCGAGGCGCTTGAACACGTGCTTGTGGAAGTTGTCCATTGCAGTCTAAAGCTTCGTGACCTTTAGACTACAAAGATGAGTTTTGAAACTGTCGACGCGACCGTCGGTCGGTTCACGGTGAGCGTCATCGAGGATGACCAGTACATAGGGTACACGCTGCGCCAGGGCCTCGAGTGGGACGGGTGGATGCGCAAGGACCTACCCTGGATCTACAAACCCGGGACGGACATCATCGATGTCGGTGGAAACATAGGCTGGAACGCGCTCATGTTCTCAGACTATGGCCCGGTCCACACGTTCGAGCCGGTCTACCACTCGCTCATCACGCACAACGTCGCCCAGAACCGCGACTCCCTTCTGAACCCGATCTTCACACACCCTTTCGGACTCTCTGACGCCGAGACGTCGACGCTCATGTTCAAGCCCTTGCCCGACGGCGCGTGGTGCAACTACGGTGGCACGTCCCTGACGCTCACGCCGCGCCACGCGCCCGAGCCGATCGAGGTCCAGCTCGGTCGGCTCGATGACGTGTACAACGGCCAACCGAGCGTGATGAAGCTTGATGTCGAGGGTCACGAGTATGAGGTGCTCAAGGGGGCCGAGCGAACGATCCGCGAGTGGCACCCGGCGCTGTACGTCGAGATTTTCGGCTATGACAAGAGCCCGATCCCCGAGTTTCTTCAGGGCCTCGGCTACAGCGCTCAAGAGCGCCCGGAGCACAACTACCTCTTCACGTGGAGCAACGATAGTTAACGCACAGGGCTGCACCGAGGGCGAGTAGGATGCCGAGCCACTGGATCCAGTGGTCAAACGTTTCACCAAAGACGAGATAGGCCGTGAGCGCACCCCCGATCACGATCATCGCCTCCCACATGATACAGGTCCACATCATGCTCTGGCTTGCAAAGGCCCTAGTCAGGAAGAAAATGACCGTCAGGTACGCCGCGACGCCGATGGCCAGGTGCCCGAGGGCGGGTGAACCCCGCCCTCTGCTGTCACTGAACCATTTCAGGTGTGTATTGCCAAAGAGCTCGGCCATGGTCATCATCAAGACATTCACTATGGTCATCTGGTACTGGGTCGATAAGTTTTCTGACGGTCCATATTTTGTTTTCAAATGCTAATGGAGCTCAGCGCCCGGCTGACTTCTTGGCTCGTGTGGGGTATCCCACTCGGGCGTTTCGGACGCGAAGTCCTTCTCACAATTTTGATCAGGAATCCGATCGAGTTCAGGGTTGCTTGGCTCAGGTATGTAGCGTCGAGGTTCGAGTGAGGCGCGCTTAAGGAGGACGCGCGCGTGGAAAGGTAAGATGGATCCGAACCATGAGGCAAAGATGATAATCGCGCGCAAGATGTGGACTGATATGGGTGGCGGTTGTCATGGCATCCCTGATCCGCCTAACTGGCTATATAACCAGGAGAACATGCGTATGATGTATGACGTGATATGCATGGGACATGCTCAAGGTTTGCACCGATCAGACATTTCACCTGAGCTCGTCGGGTATTTCAAGTACATGTACGACGCCTTCCCACCGGGTTATAATAAGATAGTCCTTGCCGAGTTCTACAAGAATGCTTAATACAGCTTAAGGTTCTCGCGTCCTCAAGTATTATGGGCCCCTCATGGCTCTTTATAGGCCCGAACCCCTTGGCTGGTATAGGCCAGGTGACTCTCCAGTACCTCAAGTGTGTGCAGTCCCTAGGACACGAGGCCGAGTACGTGGTCCTCGGGGCCCAGCCCCTCAAGACCCGGTATGACCGAGGCTTTGCCTTCCTCCTCCCACTCGAGGACCACATGACCCTGTTTGATTCTGTTGCAAAATTGTGTAACCGGGTCCAAGTCATGACTGTCTGTGAGACTGATCCTGTGAATTCAAAGTACGAATTGTTCAAAAGGTTTCCAGAGGTTCTTGTCCCATCGGAATTTTCAAGACGAATTCTAGAGAAGCAATTTCCATCGGTAAAGTGGATCCTGTTCAGACACTGGACTTTTGAAAAACCGCAGGCTGTGTCCCTTCGGGACACGTCCCCATACACATTCTACACGATCGGAAATGTCATGGATCCCCGGAAGAACATAATTCAATTGATAAATTGCTTCCAAGAGGTTCGGGCCAGGGCACCGAACGTGCGGCTGGTGCTCAAGGCGACGTGCCTCCAGCCCGTGACGTGGCAGGTTCCGGGCGTCGTCATCATCAACGGACTCTTGGACGTCGAGGCGCTCGAGCGCGTCCACGCCTCGTGTCACTGTTATGTCAACTGCTCGCACTCCGAGGGGGTCGGAATGGGGGCGGTCGAGGCGGCCGTACGTGGCAAGCCTGTGGTCATCACGGACTTTGGTGGGCTCAAAGAGTACGTGGACACGCCGTGGGTCGTGCCGTGTACGCGCGGTCCCATAGGCTTTGACGATTTCTTGTTCCGAAAGGAGGACGAGTGGGGCCACCCGGACCCCCAGAGGCTGGTGGCGTGTATGCTCGACTGCTACGACCGGCGCGTCACGCACTGGGACCACGGGCACACGCACAAACTCATGGACGAGGTCCGTGAGCGGTTCAGTGCTGAATCGTAGGAAGGTTCCGGATCCCGTTGCCTGCGGAGCGCGCGGCGTTCAGCGGCTTGTTCGTCAGGGCGTGCATAGCCGCCTGCTCGAAGAAGGAGGCCGCCTTGCGCAGCTTGTTCTTGAACGAGTTTGGCGCGTTGATGCTCCGGCTCGCCGAGTTGTTCAGCGCGGCCGCACCGGCCATGAAGTTGTTCGCCGCCTTGTTGTTGGCGGCGTTCACGCGCTTCACGTTCGCCGCGACGTTGTTACCCGCGGCGATCTGCTGGTTCGCGGCGGCCGCAACACCGAGCTGCTGGTTTGCAGTAGCAATCTTGGGTAGCGCGTTATTCATTAATGGGACCAGACATTTAAAATTTGGACGCCGGGGTGCCCTTCACCACGGAGCCCGTTTCAGCAGACTCGACCCAGTACCACGCACCGTAAACGGTCAGGGCCATCACAATACTCGAGGACAGCATAAAGCCCTTGGTCGAGTTCAGGTACAAAATGGTGTCATCCACGACCTGGATGCCTGTCGGCTTCTTGAAGAGACGAGGGACGATCGTGACGATAAGGAAGTTGATGGCTAGCGCAGCCCAGACGTAATTCCAGTTCCAGGTCTCCATTACACTAGCTTCAGATTATTTGTGGAGTGCTTCTTGCAGAAGGCGCCGCACGTCGCCTTGAAGGCGCAGGGCTTGCCCTCGAGGGTCTTGGCCGCGCAGCGCGCTGCGAGGGCCGCTGCGGTGGGTGCGGGTGCGCCGGGAGCCTTGGGGATCTCGCTCGGTCCCAGGACCTTGAGCGTGTGCTTCTTGCTCTGGACCTCGAGGGTCCGCTCGCGTTGCCGGAGGGCCGAGTCTGCCCAGCGCTCGGGCTCGGGGTGGCCTAGCAGCTGCGCGTCGGCGTACAAGCTGTGCCAGAGCGGGCTGCCCTTGCCCTTGGGCGGGGGCGGCGGAGGCTTGGGCGCGGCGACAGTAGGCACGGGACGAGCGCGGGAGGCCATTGTGTGAGCGAGTGATGAGGGTGGGGGCGCGTGGTCCTTGTACGGTACAAGACACGTTTTTTTATCTCATCTTCTGGTAGGATGGGTATTTGCCCTCAAAAATTCGGACCCTACTTTTGGGGGTCCCTCCACTTGGCCTGTCTCTACGCGAGTGACGCCACGTCACTTCAGGCCTTCATCCAGAGTTTTACGGAGGTCCTACCCTGCCCCGCGTGCCGGCACCACTTTAGCGAGGTCCTTGCGCTCGTGCCACCGCCGAAGGAGGGTCCGCCGCTCGTGTTCTTCAAGTGGTCCGTCGACGTGCACAACATCGTCAACGAGCGCATCGGTAAGAAGGCTGTGACGTTCGAACAGGCCTTTGAACTCTGGTCCACGTGTGAAGACGCGCCGAAACGCTCAGACCCGCCTCTGTGGGTGCTTGTGGTGACACTCTTGGCCATTCTCGTGGCTTGTTTTATTCGAAACCGGCGCTAAATCAAGTGCCTGTGCGTTAGGCGTCACCTATCTCTCAACCCGCGTATCAGGAGCCGCCTGAGCCTCCTTTCGACGTTTATAATATTCCCTGGCTTTCTGGTTCCGCTCTTCCCTGTGGGCGTCTCGGTACTTGGCATCACGGGCTTTAATATTCTCGATCGAGCCCCCATATTTTTCGTAAATCTCTAAAAGCTTCTCAACAGGTATACCATTAATAGTTACTTCCATATTGACGGCCCATGATTTTTTTAAACGGCCGCCTGAGGCGTCAGGCCACGCCTGAACCTTTTCTCAGGCCATAGTAAGATGACTGGCAAGGTGTACAAGATATCGAACAACTTTGACCATAAAGCATACATCGGACAAACGTGGCGATCATTAGAAGAAAGGTTCAAGGGTCATTGCTCCCTTAATAGTAAATGCATGAAGTTGCGAAACGCGATACAGGCCCACGGGAAGGAGAATTTCAAGATCGAAATTCTATGGGAAGGTGAATGCACACAAGAAGAACTTGACGAGTACGAAACCGAGTTGATAGGTTTATTTGATGCATTGAGCCCGTCTGGGTACAACCTAAAAGACGGCGGTGGTTCGGGTGGCAGACATTCGGAGGAATCCAAACAAAAGATGAGTGAAGCACTCACGAATCCTTCGGTTGAAACGCGGCTCAAGAGGAGCTTGGCGTTGACCGGGCGCGTAATATCAGAAGAGACGCGAAAACGTCTTAGTGAATCACACAAGGGATATAAACCGACTGATGAAACACGACAGAAGCTGAGTATAGCAGCAAAAGGTCGTACTCTCACTCTTGAACATCGTACAAAGATGAGTAAAGCCAGAAAGGGGCTTCCACTTTCTGATGAACAGAAATTACACTTGCAAAAGCTACATGAAAATATGAAGGGGCGGTTGGTTTCAGATGAAACTCGTGCTAAAAGAAGCGCTTCTCTGAAAGGTCGAGTATTCACTCCTGAACATCGGGCGAAACTTAGTCAAGCGAGAAAGCGAAGAGCCGGTACTGAAGAATGCGCTGTTAAGGAAAATGAACGCAATGAGATTAGCATATGAAATGACACAATACAAGCGACTCAGTCATCTAGAGCACATCACCACCCGCCCGGATGCATATGTCGGCTCCCTCGCTCGCGAAACTGGCACCCACTGGGTCCGCGACGGGAACCACTTCAAGCTCGTTGAACTTTCTATTTCACCAGGACTCGTGAAGATCTTCGACGAGATTCTGGTCAACGCCATCGACCAGTGGTCCCTGCACCCCAAGAAGGTTACCGAGATTTCAGTCAGGACCGAAGGTTCTGCAATTTCAGTCAAAAATTCAGGAGTCTGTGTACCGATCAAGAAGCACGAGACCGAGAAGGGTCCCGGGGGCGCCCCGCTCTGGATCCCAGAGCTCATCTTTGGGCACCTGTTGACGAGCTCCAACTATAACGACGAGGAGGAGCGCGTGACGGGAGGCCGCAACGGCTACGGTGCCAAGCTGACCAACGTGTTCTCCAAGCGGTTCTGGGTCGAGATTACTGACGGCAAGAAGCGCTACACGCAGGTCTGGCACGACAACATGAGCCGCGTCGAGCCGCCCGAGATGGCCCCGAGCGCGTCACCCCCTTCCGTGACGATCGGGTTCGTGCCCGATTGGGCCCGCTTCGGCACACCCGCGGACGACCCGGCGTTCCTCGATGTGGTCGAGAAGCGCACGTGGGACGCGGCGCTGTGGTGCGCCAAGGCCAAGGTGTCGTACAACGGCACGCACCTCCAGGTTCCCACGCTCGAGGCGTTTGCGCAGATGCACGTGGGCGTCGAGCCGCTCGTATCGGCCAAGTGTGGAGCGTTTGAGATTGTCGTGGGCCACTCCGACTCGGGCGCGTTCCAGCAAGTCTCTTTTGTGAATGGAATTGCGACGACCAAGGGTGGTACCCACGTGGACAAGGTGACCAAGAGTCTCACAGATGCAATCCTGTCGACCAAGGGACTGAGCGTGCGCCCTGCTCAAGTCAAGGCGGCCCTGTTCGTGTTTGTCCGGGCCGTGATCATTAACCCAACCTTCTCAAGCCAGACCAAGGCGGAATGCACTTCCAAGATTTCAGACCCCATCGATTTCAAGCCAAAATTCATCAAGGACCTGTTGGCAACAGGGGTCCTCGCGGACCTCCAAGCGCTCGGCGCGGCGGCTGCCACCAAAGAGCTCAAGAAGACGGACGGTACCAAGAAGAGCCGTGTGACGGGTGTGCCGAAGCTCGACGATGCCAACTGGGCCGGTACGCACCGCAGCGCGGAGTGCACGCTAATCGTCACGGAGGGTGACTCGGCCAAGGCGCTCGCCATCGCGGGCCTGTCTGTGGTCGGACGCAACTCGTACGGCGTGTTCCCCCTGCGCGGCAAGCCACGCAACGTGCGCGACGCGTCGGTCAAGCAGGTGACGGACAACGAGGAGTTCTCGGCCATCAAGAAGATCCTGGGTTTGCAGCACGGCAAAATCTACACGAACCTGTGTGACCTGCGCTACGGGCGCCTCATGATCATGACCGACGCGGATCTGGACGGGTCCCATATCAAGGGGCTCGTGCTCAACATGTTTCACGTGTACTGGCCTCAACTCATCGAGCTCGGCTTTGTCGTGTCGATGGTGACGCCCGTGATCAAGGCGGGCAAGGTTTGGTACTTCAGTGAGGAAAGCTACCGTCAGTCGCTTGCGACTGACGCAGGCGGAGCCTCTCCAAAGGGCCCTGGCGTCAAGTACTACAAGGGTCTGGGTACCTCGACGAGCGAAGAGGCCCGCGAGTACTTTCGGCGCATCGCGGAGCTGACGGTCGCCTTCACGGGTGACGCGGCGATGAACGAGTCCATGGTCCTAGCCTTTGCAAAGTCCCACGCGGACAACCGCAAGGGGTGGCTCACGACGCACATGGCTGCGCCGCCGCCCGGTATTCCGTACGGCAAGGTCCAGACGCTCGGCGTGACCGACTTTGTGCACCGCGACCTGGCCAACTTCAGCGCCGAGGACATCAAGCGTTCGATTCCTCACGTCGTCGACGGTCTCAAGCCGTCGCAGCGCAAGGTGATCTACGCGTGCCTCAAGAAGAACCTGACGCAGGACATGAAGGTGGCGCAGCTCGCAGGCTACATCGCGGAGCACACGGCGTACCACCACGGCGAGGCGAGTCTGCAGGGCACCATCGTCAACCTGGCCCAGAACTTTGTCGGCGCGAATAACCTGAACTTGCTCGAACCTTCGGGTCAGTTTGGCACACGCCTCGCGGGTGGCAAGGATGCAGCCAGCGCCCGTTACATCTTCACGCGCCTCAACCCGGTGACGAAGAAGGTGTTTGACCCAGCTGACAACCCCGTGCTCAAGTATGTGGTGGACGACGGTCAGACGGTCGAGCCCGAGTTTTACGCACCCGTGGTGCCCATGATCCTAGTCAACGGCGCGGAGGGTATCGGCACAGGCTTCAGCTGCTACGTACCACCTTTCGACTATGACGCGGTCCGCCAAAACATAGTGAACCTGCTTGACCAGAAGCCGACGGTGCCTATGGTTCCGCACTTCAAGGGGTTCAAGGGGGCCGTCAAGCAAACGAAGGAGCACACATGGGTCCTAGAGGGGGTGGTTCAAGGTGAGGAGGGGTGTCGGTGGCACGTTACGGAGTTGCCACCTGGCAAGTGGATCCAGGATTTCAAGGAGCACCTGGATTATCTGGTCGAGAAGGGCACGATCCAAAAGTACGAGAATCACTCGACTGAGACCAGCCCTGACTTTTTCATCTGGGGTGGGATCTCGGGCGCGTGGGAAGACCCCGTCAAGGAGCTGGGCCTGACCAAGACGATTCACACGAGCAACATGCACCTCATCGCGCCGAACGGCGCCGTCAAGCACTATGCGAGCCCGGAGGAGATTCTGGTCGACTACGTAGAGGTTCGCCTCGGTGCCTTCAAGCGACGCAAGGCGTGGCAGCTCGCGCAGCTCGACACGGAGATTCAGTGGCTCACGGAAAAGGCTCGGTTCATTGGCCTCGTGACGGTACAGAAGTTTGTGGTCTTCAACGCGTCCAAGGTGTCCATCGAGGAGCAGTTCAAGGCTAACGCGTTCGCGGCCGACACGTGGCCGAAGCTCTTGGACATCAAGACGTATCAGTACACGAAGGAGGAGGTCCAGAAGCTCCAAGCGCTCTGTGCCACCAAGACCACTGAGCGCGCCACGCTCAAAGCGACGAGTGTGACGCAGATGTGGAAAAATAACCTCAAGGACCTAACAGGACCGACAGGATGACCGTTGGTCAAGCGTTGGACGTCGTCAAGTCCAAGGCGATTGACTTGTTAAATCGGAGCCACGTGCTCGACCTAGAGCGCCGGATTCAAGGGCACTTTATGGCTCGACCTGACGTGGCCAAGGTGGTGCAGCGCGTGACCGCACCCGCGACCACGGCGCCCCCGCCGGCCGTCTCTGTGAGCGCGCCGAGCATGGCGACCACACCACCCCAACGGCCGATCGATGTCAGTGGGTTCTATAAGGTGACGGGGCCGACTGAGGCTACGTTCTATGCAACCACCTCGTGGCCGGGTTTCAACGTGGGTAAAGGCTGGAACGTCGTGGGGCTCAATGGCATGATTGGCACCATTCAGGTTGTTGACTCGGCGGACGTACCGGGAACTGCAAAGACCTCCTCGCTCGTCAACGAGCCTTACAACTGGACCTTCAGGTTTCAATCGGACACGCGCCAGGTGGTCGAAGGGGTCCAGTACTCGATCGGGTGCTTCCTTTATCCGCCGGGCCAGGCGCAGTACCCGACGCAGCAACGCACGGGCCCCATATACGGCTCGTACATCGTGCCGCCGAACGGCTACCCCGTGTTCAACTTTAGCGCACCGCCGCCCCAAGGGACCGCTATCGGGTGGTTCGTGAACGGCCTTCCGACCGTCGGAGCGGCTGAGATTATCGCTTTCTCTGAGGAGCAAGCTTCCGGGGTCGATTCGACGCAGATGGAGTACCAGGCCCAGCTCGCCACACAACTCGGCCGAGCCCCGCCGACCGCCGTCTCAACGTACCAGGCGACGCTCAAGATGCTCGACGGCGCACCGACCGTCACGAACCTGATACCGGTCGTGGTGAAGGGCGCGCCGGCCATCGTCAGCGAGCCGATCTACACCACGGAGTTTGAACCGGCCATGCTCGTCAACTCGGCGCTCGACGAGCGGGCCCCGGTAGAAATCAACCCGAACGTCATCGGCGGCAAGGGTACGCCCGTTCCGCTGCGCAACCTCGGGGAAGGGATCGAGGACGCGCCGGTCGCCAAGGAGGAGTACCGCGAGGTGAAAGACCGTGGGTTCAGCGCCGGTTCCGTCCTGTCCCTGTTCGCCGTCGGACCCCAGGACCAGTTTTTGACTTCAAATGCCTACGAGAAATCCAATTGGTCTCCAAAATTCAGGCAACATACCAACTTTGTGATGTACCAGCGTGTCATCCCCTTCCCGAGTCAGCCCGTGTACCAGGGCCTGACGGTCCAGATGGAGCTCTTGCCGACGCAGCTCGGGCACCTTTTGTCCAACATGTATTTCAGCTGCACGATTCCAGCCGCCGGGAAGGACTGGCTCCTGAACGAGAACATCGGGCGGGCACTCATCAAACAGGTGGACCTTCTCGTGAATGAACAGGTCATAGAGACGCTCTATGACGACTGGTACGTGATCCGCGACCAGTGCTTCCTGGACGCTGACGAGCAAAAGGGTATGTACTCGCTCGTGGGTGGCCTAAACTCCAACTTGCCCGTGTCGTCGAACATTAATGTGGTCTGTCCACTCGAGTTCTTCTTTTGCCGGCGCCACTCGCACAGCAACAAGGGGCGCGAGCGCCTACGCAAGCCGTACTTCCCCCTGTGCGCCATGTGGAACCAGAAGCTCTATGTGCGGTTCACATTCCACCCGGCCGCCTTTTGGAGCTCAAACGCGTCGCCCGGTGTCGACTTTATCAATCCAAAGCTTGTGACTGAAGAGATTTTACTTGACAATTCAGAAAAGGTTTACTACGCCAACACCCCCCAGCGCTACATCGTAAACAAGGTCAAGAAGGAGTCGACCCTTGCCTTTACAGGTGGGAGTCCCCAGCTTCAGTTGACGGCCAACTTTCCAGTCCAGTCCCTGTTCTGGTTCTTTCGCAACAAGAATTACGAGTCGGTCACGGACGCGACGGGCGCACCGAGCGGTCTGTACTATGATTCGCGGTACAACTACGGCTACACGACGGACTACATCCGGACGGGCACTCCGATCGCCTTCCCGTCGTCAAACAACGCGACCAACCCGTTCGTCGACGTGATCGAGACCGCCAAGGTGACGCTCAACAACATCGATATCCTGAGTACGTTCCAGGGGTCTCTGTACTACTCCTTTAAGCAGCCTATGGAGCACGGACTGAGCATCCCGTCACGCAACATCTACACGTACTCGTTCGGGCTGACACCGGCCGAGTACAATCAGGGGGGGTTTCTCAATTTTTCAAAGCTTAATTCGCAGACGACGTCACTGTCCCTGTCTTTTGTCCCGGGTTACGCGACCCAGATCATACAGGGGTACAATCTGTACATGTTTTACTATGGCTACACGGTTCTTGAATTTCAGAATGGATTTGCGCGTCTTCCATTTGCTTAGGAATGTGGTCGATGATGCCGTTCTGGATGACCCACTTGAGGAAGTTGAGCTGGGCGATGGTCGTCGTGAGTCCGTGGAACTCGATGCGCGACGTACGGCAAAAAGGGTCGAAGAGCTTCTTAGAGTACCCGTCGAGGCTGGACTTGTAGGCCACGTGGACCGTGAAGATCTTGCCGCCCGGCGTCGTGTACGTGACGTGCTGCGACTTGGCGTAGTTGGTCACGAACCACTCGAGCTTGCGGAGCGAAACGCCCGAGGCGCGGTGCTCGAGAATGTCGTGTAGACGCTCGCGATTCTCGGGCACCTCAAAGAACCTATTTAGGCTAGACAGGAGAACCTCTGATTTGGCCATTAAATTAGGAGAGCGCTTAGTCCTTAAGTCAGATGTCCCACGGAGCGGTAGGAACAGGCTCTGGGGGCGTGGGCGTCGTCGACGGCGGACCACCCGGCATCTGCTTCATGTGAAACTTGCAGTAGCCACAGGGCTGTGGGTTCTTGAGGCACCTCTTGCCGTTCCTCAGAATTCCTTTGCAAAATGTCACCTCAAGGCCCGACGTGTCCTTGATGAGCCGCTCGAGCGGTATGTCGTACAGGCGTGAGACCATCTCCAGGGACACCGACATGCGTAGGTGGACCCTTCTGGTGACCTCTTCCTCGATCAGGTCGAGGATGGCCTTTTCCATGCTAAGAGTACTCATCATTCTTTTAGGTTCGAAACCCATCAGGACCATCGGGAGCTTGCATCCCGGATAATATATAGAAAACGGGGGCCAAATGTGTAACCCGGCAGCGGGACGAATCACTTGACCCCGAAGAAGGCGCTCAAGTGAACCCAACTAGGCTAAAAATCGTAGCCTGAAAAGAGGAATAACGTCCCTCAACCATGATGCTCCTGAAACTCATGGGTGGGCCGCCCATGGAAATCACCGGCGTGTCGGACCCGTCTGTGCCACGCCCGGAGCTGGTGGCCCAGTTATCGGCGGTCATAGACGAATTCTTCCTAGCCGGTGCCAAGGAGCTGGTCGTTCAATACGACCCCGACGTGAACTCGCTGTCCTTTAAGAGTGACGCCGTGCTGTCACCGAGCGCCGCGCTGCGGGTCCACGCCGCTGCAAGCACCATGTCTGATGCGGGCCATGCGCGCGTGACTGTGAACCACTGAAATCTTAATTCACCGCTTTTGCTGCAAACATCGCTAAGAACGCCCGCTTCGCCTCCACCTCGACGGTACTGCCCGTCTTGACCATGAATTTCTTGTCAAAAATAGTATCCTCAGAAACGAGCGGCTCAAGGAGGTCACATACGGGCTTCTTGAACTGATTCGAAAAGTAGTACCCGTAGTCTATGGGTACCTTGTGGTCACGGACAAACACGGGGTCCTCGGCCTTCTCGTACATGGCGCCGTCACCCTTGGTGATCACGAACGCGATGCGGTCACCCTGTTGAGGCTCCGAGCCGGGTGCGCGCGCACGCATCTTGTCGCGGACGGCCACGTGGGCCTGGCGGATGACGCCGTCGTCGCCCGCCTTGTACTTGGACGCGAGCTGCTTGGACATGAGCAGCCGTTCCATAGGGACGCGCCCGTTGATGAGCTCCTTGGCGGCGGCCCGAGCCGACTCGATGACGGGCCGCGGGTCGCTCGACTCGAGGACTTGTGTGAGCAGCCCGCGGAGCGTGTCGCGCACGAACGGACAGCTATCACGCCGGACCACCTGCAGGCCCTTGATGTCGATCTTTTTGAACACGGGACGGAGGACTCCTTCGGAGTCCGGACGGCACTCCCACAGCTTCGCCGCGTAGCGCTTCTTGCTGTACAGAAAGTAGGGGCAGTAAACCTTCTCAAGTTCTAGGTCGTTCGGCGCCTTGAACAACTTCGTGCACTCCTCGGCGGCGCGTTCGCCCTGAACCCACGAGTACTCGATCGCCTCTTGGCCCTTGCGGCCCTGCACGTCAAACTCGACCATCACGGAGTCGGTGTTCTTGACGATCATCTGACCGACACCCGCTTGGAAGGTTCCCGCATCGGTCTCGAGGTCGTAGACGAAGCCGTCCCACGACTCATGGAGGACCCCAAGCTTCTTGACGGCGTGAGGGTTCTTCCGGAAAGACGACTTTGTAAACGTGAGCCGGAAGATGTTGCTTTTGTCCTGACGGGTATTCAGAGACACCTTGAATCCCAGGGACGTCAGGAACATGTAGTACCACTGGGCCGTAACCTGATTCTTGGTATCGATCCGAAGGCACCCTCCTACCTCGTTGTCACGGCGGCACCCGTCGCTGGCCCACAAGCCTTGCAAGAATGACTCGTGACCCATAGCCTCGAGTGGCACCTTCTTCGACTGTCCGTCGTAGCACATGGCGCGCCAAGTCTTGACGAGTTCGACCACGTCACCGCGCGGCGATAGCTTGTACACACCCGAGCTCTCGAGCGTGTCCATTATGACGAACTTATAGTCGGGGTAGAGCACATCGAGGATCTCTTTGCAGTTGTTCAGCAAGTCGAGGTTCTGATTATTGATCGCCCATGTCGCCTTGGATCCCGAGGGGCACTGATAGTGGCCACACGAGCCGTCACCGACGAACACGCCGAGTACGAATAAGAAATCGTCCGAGAAGGCCGACCCTTGCGAAGTCGTAGGGAACGAGTGAAACAGCTCTTGACCCGGGGCAACCTCGGTGGGCTTGAGCAACGTGCACGTCGGGTCCAGGAGTGAATGATCCTCTGTCACGTCGACGAGCCCGGTGTGAGTCAGGACGCGCCAAATCTTCTTTTGGCACTTGTGCCTGATGACACGCTTGATCGGTTGCCAACCAAGATGCGTCCAGGCCTCGACACCAGTGAGACTCGTCTCTTCCTTGTCAGTGCCTTGCTTGAGGAACCCTGGATACTCGACCCAGTCACAACCGAGCGACTCGATGGTCCGTACGCTCGCCACGCCACCGCCCGAGCGGACGAGCACGGGCGTCCCGGGCATCACAGAGTCCCCGTACCGCACCTTGGCGCCCGGGAAGTGCGTCTCGACGTACTCCTTGGTCTCCTCGATCATCTCGCGGCCGCGCATCGTCACCGTGCTTGCAATCGCCACGAGCGGCAACATACCTTTGGACGCACCCGTGAACCCGTAGATCGAGTTCATGGAGATTTTGTAGGCGAGCTGCTTGCCGTTGTAGACCGCCTCCATTGGCGTGCCTTCCGCGATGGCCATCGCCTTCTTGGCCTTTTTTCGGAACGCCTTGAGGTCGGTGAGGATGGTGGGCAGGAGGGAGCAAATCGGTTCACCATTTGCGGCGGTCTGCGCAAACCGATGCGGCCCGAACGTCTCGTACTCCACGCCCGGTAGGTTGTCATACTTGGGGTCTATGACGAGCGTCGAGTAGCACAGGTTGTGCGCGCACATGATGCTCGGGTACAGGCTCGCAAAGTCGAGAGCCGTGATCGGCCCGTAGTACGCCCCGGTCTGCGCCTCGAGGACCGTCGCGCCTTGGTACCCGTCCCCGGGGCCGCCAGGGGCGGAGCCAAATTTCATTGTGGGAATCACAAAGTTCAGTTCGCGAGCCTTGTAGGCCATCTGTGAAAAGACCTTGATCTGTTGCCCGCGCTCGCTCAGGTACGCCAAAGGAACCCAACACGCCTTGGCCATCTCGACCGCGTTCTGAATCTGGCACAGCTTGTCCATGATCTGGTGAGGCAGCTCCGTGTCCTTGATGCAGTAGTCTGCAACCTCGCCCAGGAGTTTTGCATCTCCAGATGCAAAACGCGCAAAAATCTCCTTGACCGGCATGTCTATCTTTTGATCTTTCAGAAAGTGCTTGGAGACGTTGTTGAGCGAGTAGCTCTCGAGCTTGTGCTCGCGCTTGACGTCCTGGAACAAGTCGAACACGTAGCGTCCCTTCATAGGCACCATCTTGAGTTCGTTGTTGCCGAGCGCGCTCGAGCTCAGGTTCTTGGTCACGAGCTCGGCGACCGAGCCACGCACGCGGCCCCATACGGGTGCCAAGCCGTGAGTGACTGCACGAGTGATCAGGTACTCGAGGTCAAAGCCGAAGATGTTCCAGCCGGTGATGATGTCCGGGTCCACCTCGATCAGGTACTTTTCAAAGGCTTGTAAGAGCTCCTTCTCGGTCTTGAACGAGTCGTAGCCCGCGGTCTCCTTGAGGCACAAACACCGACGCGTCGTAGACGTGTCTTCCCCAGAGCCAAACGTGCGCGTCGTCATGCCGATCTGGAACACGACGTCCTCGCGGTTCCGGGGGTCTGGGAACGCGCCCGTGCTCGAGTAGGCCTCAATATCGAAGGACATGACGCGCAAGGGTGCAATGTCGTCACGAGCCACGGGCTTGATGAGTCGCCAGCTCGGCGCCCACAGGTTCACCTCACACGTAGACTCGCAGTCAGGTTCGCATAGGCCCGGGTCGAGCCAGCCGGTCGATGAAACGCCCGAGCAGTGCATGAACCGCAGGACCGAGTCGATGTTTGACTCGTAGACGCGGCACCCCGAGAGCTCCGTGTGCTTCTGGTTCTCGACGGCCCATGCACACCCGCGCATTCCTTTTTGACTCTTGAATTCGAGTTTCAGAAAGCGTTTGAGTTCCCCGTTCTGAAATCCCCAAAGGTCCTTACAGTCTTGGGGGTCACACTTGACAATTTCTCTCCAAAATGTCTGCTTGACAAAGTCTGTGAGTTGATTGGTGCTACCCCCCACAGGCACCTTGAGGTAAAAGTACGGGTTGAACCGCGTCCCGAGGGACACGGATTGTCCATTCGCGGCGCGCCCGAAGATCCGGATCGTATACAGACCTTCGGCCGAGTCGCCACCTTCCCAAGCCACCGCTTGGAATTCCATTGTTTAATTTACGAGTTATTGGTTTAAGTGCAGTTTCTCAGGGCCCTAAGGGGTTAAAGACGTCCGTCATGTGTTAATTGCCGGTCCTTGGTTCTTTGGCGGGAATTTCTGGGACCGGCGAAACAATATATGGTTCATATGAACTCAATACAAACTCACAAACACGCCTGGAGGGACGGAGCCGGGGCCAACGCACCGCCCGAACCGAACATCCCAGGAACAGTGACGTCAATGACATCACCCACCTCATACTTTTCCAGAATGAGTTGGGCGATACGGTACCCGGGCCGAACAACGAACGGCTGAATACAATCATGATTCTGAAGTACGACCTTGATCTCGTCGGCGTAGCCGGGGTCGACCACGCCCGCCAGCGTGTCGAGGCCGTGCTTCACGGCCAGTCCAGTACGAGGTGCAATACGACCATAGGTTCCGAGAGGGAGCTGGACCCGGATTCCGGTCGAGATGACAACGCGACGGCCTGGTAGCACAACATAGTTGTCAACGGCAAAAAGGTCATAACCGGCAGAGGTGGGAGTCGAGCGAGCAGGCAGAAGTGCTTGAGGAACGAGCTTGGTAACATTGAGGGCCATTGTACACAAGCCACGACGCCAGTCTTTATGAGACGTGTTCGATACCTGGGTACATTAGTACGGATGCCAGGGCACTTTCCTGGGTACAGTTGTACGGTTCCTGGCACCTGTTCGATTCTGCCTGCACCTACGGCCCAAGGCACTTAAAAGGCACACGTGTTAGGCACGTAAGATGGCCCGTCCGACGCTCTTGTTAGATATAGATAACGTGCTCATCAGAGACCCGACGCTCCTCGGCCACGTCAAGCACAATGTCGTGCACTATGTTCAGCAGAAGCTTCCCAGGTGCAAGGACCCCGAGCGCGTGAATCAGCTTCTGTACCGGACGTACGGCCACACGGCCCGGGGGCTCGAGAGTTCGTTCAGGATCGACGCGTCGGACTTTGACCGGGAGGTCTATTCACTAAAACTGATCAAGCACTTGTGGGAGCACTTGGACTCTCCGGAGTTTCAGAAGGATGCGGGTCACGTGAGTGACTTGTGTGAAAGTGGATGGGACGTAATTTTGTTTTCAAATGCTCCCTTGACATGGAGTGGTCCGGTCATGCGAGCGATAAGTGATAAGGTTCGGGTTTCTGATGGTCGGTACCTGAAACCTGAAGCCAAGGCGTACACGGCGTTTCCGTCGGACAAGCACTATATATTTGTGGACGATGCGCTTACGAACCTGATGACCCCCAAGCACCTGTACAACTGGACGCCCATACACTTCGCGGAGGAGCCTACGCAGACGATGTTTCCGACACTGAGTTCGATTGAAGGGGTGAAAACGTATTGTCAAATTACACAGGACCTCGCGCGGCTAAATAGACTTTGAGCGTTGCGGCTTCGGCTGGCAGGCGTTCGTTGGGGTGAGGTCGTAGGAGAGCTTCGGGCGGGGCTGGCAGGCGTTCGCGGGCGCGAGGGCACAAGGCAGGGGCAGCAGCTTCGGGCGGTTCGGGTCGCTCCAACGGTTCATAAACTGCTCAAGGCGGGGCGTCATCGCGCCTACAGGTCGAACGTCACCTGACGGTCCCGGCGGCGGTCCTTGTTGGGCGTCTGCGTGAACTCCACGTCGTGCTCCGGACAGAACACGTTTTTCTTCACCTTGGGCGCCTCCGGCCCCGCCACGTTCACCCAAAACTTGCGGTTCACAAAGTCCTCCAGGTCTACCATGTAAACCTCGTCAGTCTCGGTATTGGTGAGCTCCCAGCCCTCACCCGCGTTAAACTCCGTGACGACGCACTGTACGAAACGCGTGTGGCGCTTGCTCTTCACGCTCATGGTCACATCCTTGCCTACGAGAGACTCGAAAACCTTCTCGTAAGCCTCGATCTCATTCGCCAGCTCATCACGCTCCTTCGCCAGCTCAACAACAGCCTCGATAGCCTCCATTACTGAATGACCTACGGTCGAGTCTTTTATCTTGTGTGCAAGTATGGCGGACCTGCGCTTGGCGTTTGCAATTGCACTCGTCGGATTCATTTTCACTTCAAAAATGTGGCTCGAGAAGATGAACACGTTGAGTCCCGAGGTGGGTCTACTGGCCAAGCAGCTCGCGCTCGTTGGGACGGCTCTGATCCTCGCACATCTTTATGGGTCGATTACCGTGACACACCGCTTGGCCCTCGGAGTCGTACTGGTCTACGTGGCGTTCACACTCATTTTCAATTATCAATCCGAGTGGCTCGAGGATGCACAGGTGCCTCAAGTTGAGCGCCAGAGCATAGACGGAGCCATCTATAACCGCGCAAAGCACGTGCTAGGCCTCGAGCCGGAACGTGCGCGTTTGTTCACGTTCGTGCTAGTACCCTTCGTCCTAGTTGCCATAGGGACCTCGATACTACACCGGCGCGTAGTCAACTTGGCCTAGGCCCGGGCGGCTGGAGCCGCGGGACCCATCCGGGTTCCGGGAGGCTCCTGGGGGTGGTCGCGAGCCGTTGGTGCCCTCGTCACTCTCGCTCGCGCCCCCGACCATGGACCGCTCTGCACGCACCCCTTCCCGCGGCCCCGTGCCCAACTCCGGCTGGGCCGACGAGATGGCCCTCGAGACCGTGTTGCGCAAGAAGCGCGAGGCGTCGCGCGACGCGCGCCTCAAGGCGGCTGCTGACAAGGCGGCTGCTGACAAGGCGGCTGCTGACAAGGCGGCTGCTGACAAGGCGGCTGCTGACAAGGCGGCTGCTGACAAGGCGGCTGCTGACAAGGCGGCTGCTGACAAGGCGGCTGCTGACGCGGCGCGCAAGGCCAAGGGCCCGGCGCCTCCGCTGGTCCATTTCGGCACCCAGCCGCTCGGCCCGACGCCGGCGCCGCGCCTGAACCTCGGGGGCGTCGGCAACGGCGGCCGCGGCAAGGGTGCCAAGGGTCTCGGCATGGGCGGTGTGCGCCGCCACCAGAAGGTCCTGCGCGACAACATCCAGGGCATCACCAAGCACGCCATCCGCCGCCTGGCGCGCCGTGGTGGCGTGAAGCGCATCGGCGGTCTGGTCTACGATGAGATCCGCGGCTGCCTCCGGGTGTTCCTGGAGCAGGTCATCTACGACACTGTCACCTACACGGAGCATGCGCGCCGCAAGACCATCACGGTCATGGACGTCGTCTACGCGCTCAAGCTGAAGGGCCGGACTCTCTACGGGTTCGGTGGCTAGGGGACGGGACAGCCGCGCTGCGGCTGGCACTGTTTAACACAACACACTCAATGGCGTGCGCACTCGTAGTCCCGGATAGCGCGTAGCGAGCGCGGGTAGCGGTTCGTCAGGGTAGTAGTAGTGCTCCATGTGGCGGTCCGAGTAGTACACATAGTCCTCCATAAGGAAGTAGTCGATCTCGTCAGGGCTGCAGTCTTGTGCGCGCAGGAACCGGTACGTGCGCTCCCCGTCCTTCAGGTCATCCACGAGCGCCTCCATCACCTCTGGCCCAAACTCGTCGGCGAGCTCGCGCATGTCCTCGAAGGAGGCGTCGATGAACTCGCCGAACACGTCAGCACACTTCGCTTCCCAAGCCACCTCGTTCCAGACGCGACGCAGCTTGTGAAACCCCTTGAAGTTGATATCGGCCCGGCACATAGGGCATCCAGACCCCGAACCCTTCTGGTACCAGGACTTGACGCACCCCTTGCAGAACTCGTGGCTGCAGGTCAAGCGGCACGTGGCACCCTCGCAGTAGCAGACGGAGCACTCGGAAGCCATCTCAAGGGCAAGTTCGCGGTGGGTGAAGGACCCGACCCCGACTCGCACTTGGCCGGTACAAGACACGTTTTCCAGGGACCGCCTAGTTAAACAGTACGCACCTCTTGTCCCTAAGAGACCGCAAGGATGCTCACCACCCTTCCACCGAAGACCCCCACTTTGACCCCAAAGAAGACCGGAGGTCGTGACAAGAGAAAGTTCTATACGATCCATTCTCACCCGAACCGCGCATTCTCTTTCAAAATGAGTGAAGACCACAAAACTTCGATCGTAGGTTTCAAGACTTATGACCATGCAGTTTTCATCGGAAGTATGATCGAGACGCATTTTGTTCAGAAAAAGGAGTGGCCCGATACTCAGATCATCGGGAACCTCATTTTGCCGAACACGTTTAGCAAGGACCTGAAGCACGTTCAGATCAAGAAATGGATTTTTGAGGACCTCAAGCTCACGTGTACCCGAAACATCCTAGACCTGATCACCGTCGAGGACATTGTCGACTCACCTTCGGGCTTTTCGTTCATGGGGAGCAATTATATGTTCGAGGCTGACACGGAGTTTTACCAAGAACGGTTCGAGGAGCTCTACGAGCTTGGAGACGGAGGCGGCGGGGTCTGAGCCGGTGGCGGGGCCGTGGGCGTCGGAGGCGGAGGCGGGGCCGTGGGCGTCGGAGGCGGGACCGTGGGCGTCGGAGGCGGCGGTGGGACCGGTGAAGTGTTCGAGGGCATGGTTGCTGGCTTGGGGACCGAAGGAACCGGTGGAGGCGGCGGTGCGGCGGGCGTCGGAGCCATGGGAAGGGTCACGGGCGGCGGCGCTGCAGCCTGCATGGGCGGCGCGTCCGGTGGTGGTGGTCCACCCTTCATCGCAGCCTGGCGCTCGGTCCACGCGTCCAGTGAGATTTCAGATTTGTCCATCACGCTCTTCTTGGCGACGAGACCGACGGCCACGAGCGACTTGTCAGACTCGGACTCCTCGAGCGGTGCGCCGTTGTTCACGGGCGCCTGGACATACGTTGCGGTGGTGCGTGGTGCGACGGCAAAGTAATAAAGAACCGCAGCAAACACGGCGCCCAGGATCAGGGTCAGCAGCGCCTGTTGGTCCATTACCATACGAGCAGAATTTTTTTGTGCGACTTTGATAGAGACAGATGGGCGCTCTAATCTATTCTTGCATGCTGTTGAGCACGGCCGTATTCCTCGTCGCGCTCGCGTCGATCAGTATCGAGGCGTACAAGACGTGCAAGGATCCTAAACTCATGGAAACCAAGGCGAAGAACTACAAGTTCACCATCGCCATGGTCGTGCTCGGCGTCCTTTCGATCCTGATTTCGTTCGCGGGCATCGTCGGCGGCGTCCGGTCTGGTTCTATTTGAATCCTAATTTGACCTTTTGCTTCTGCGTCGGCCTTGCGGCTGGCACAGCCGGGTCCGTGCTTTTGATCCACTCCGTGCCCGTATGGGCCCTCCACTGAATCGAAAGACGGTCGAGCGCCTTGCGGCACAGCACGCACGGCAGGGACACACCGAGGACCCCGTCGCTCTTGACACGAATAACGACGAGGTCCCCGTATTTTCGGTGAATCCAGGCGGCGAAACACGTCGGGTGGATTCCCTGGCGTCTGGCCTCGAGGGTCAGACCCTTGATCAGTTTGCGCTCTGCGCAGCATTTACAGTCGCTGATGGCGTGGTACGGCACACCGGGTCGTCTCGCAGACAACCATTGGGTGTTACATGCCCGATGGCCTTATGTAAAGAAAACGTGTGTTGTACCGGGTAGGGTCTCGGACCCTTGCTGCATCGTCACCTGCTTCGCCCCTCCCGCCCCCGATGGAGCACCCCCTTCGCGACCACGCCCGCACGCTCTTTGCCGGCGCGCTCGGCGAGGGACCCGTCTCGCGCAACGCGGAGCGGTCCGTCTACAACTGGTCCGTGCAGCGTACGCGCGAGATGGGCGCCGACTCGTCGTGGGAGAACCGCCTGTTCCGGTGGCGCTACAAGATGAAGGTCCTGAACCTCGCGGCGGAACTGAAGCGGAGCGACGGGTCGCTGGCCCAGCGAATCAGCTCCAAGGAGCTCGAGGCGAAGAACCTGGCGCGGTACCCGGCTGAGGTCCTGGACCCGGACGGACCCGTGTCGCGCACGCTCTTCAAGCTCAAGGCGAAGGAGCTCGCGTACGAGGCTGAGAAGGCGAAGAAAGAGGACTACGAGGGCTTGTTCAAGTGCGGGCGCTGCAAGGGCAAGAAGACCACGTACTACCAGATGCAAACGCGCAGCGCGGACGAGCCTATGACGACGTTCGTGACGTGCCTAGGCTGCGCGAACCGGTGGAAGTGCTGATTGCACGCTGATTACCCTCTCATGAATACTGTGAAACCACTGGCACCCAAGTCAATGACTTAGGATATTAACGTTATAGATACGAAACCATACCGACTCACACCACCATTAAGGTTGACGCTGCTAAATCCATTAGCTTTTGACCCACCTCCGCCACCCGCAGTGTTACATGAACCCTGCCCACCTCCAACGCCACCACCCCCACCTGAATACCCTCCGCCACCGCCGCTACCGCCACCGTTAGCGTTGCTATTATTAATACCACACGCCCCTCCACCACCCCACCCCCCATCAGCCGAAGCATACCAACCTCCACCTGCTGCCAACCCTAAACCCCCGAGAAAAGTGGTGCTTCCCGAGACGCCCCCGCCAAGCCCAGCACCACCGCTGCCTCCGTGGGCGTATCCAGATGCGGTTGTAGCGGTATTTCCACCGGTGCCGGTATTAGTACCTGAATTTCCACCATAACCGGAACCGATGTTAGAAGCGCCTCCCGCACCACCGCCACCACTCGTGCCACCCGCACCTCCACTGGTGCCGCTGCATCCATTTGCACCGGCAATTCCATTTTCGGTCGTCGAACCGTTTGTTCCACCGTTTCCAAATACGTCTGCGCCACCTCCTCCACCAGCTATGAGATAAGAGCTTGATAAACTTATAGATCCGATGAAAGCTGCTGAAAGGCCGCCGCCACCGTAATTAACAGGGATGCCGCCATAATAAGGCGTCACCGTTTCTCCATTGCCGCCACATACAATATAGACATAGGCACCTTGACTCAAGCTAATTGATCCGGATACCGTATTACCCCAACCGACGGCGGATGATCCCT